CCAGCAAGCCGTAACACTTTGAGTGGCTTGGCTCGTTTCACTAAACAAGCTTTCACTGGTGAGTCAGGTGGCAACAACACCATCCGTAACGGTAACATTGGTGATGTGTACGGCGTTCAAGTGTACGTGTCTACTAACTGTGACACCGCTAATGATGCTAACGACGGTTCGGGTACAGATCAAGCTGCTCGTATCGCTCTGATGGCTCATAAAGACGCTTTTGTGTTGGTGGAGCAAGTCGGTATCCGTTCACAGACTCAGTACAAACAAGAATACCTCGGTACTCTGTTTACTGCTGACACTCTGTACGGTGTTGCTGAGTTGCGTGACTACTCTAGCGTTGCATTGGCTGTCTAATTAAGCTAATAAGGTTCCAGCCTCTGTTTAGTCGAAAGATATTAAACAAGCTGGAATCTTCTTTAGTTTTATAATCTTAATTAGGAGTATTTAAAATGGCTGCTGCTACCGCTGTCTCGGTTCGTCAAGGTAATGACCAATTCCGTGGCTTGTTTACTGACACATGGTCAGTTTCTTGTACTTTGAACGTAGGCTCATTGGTCGATGGTGCTGGTGAAACAGAAACTATCGCTGTTCCCGGTGTTACCCTTGGTGATGCTGTTATTTGTTTCTCTTTTGGTGTCGATAAAGCTGGTGTGGTTTGCCACGCCTACATTAGCGCCGCTGATGTTGTGACATTGCGTGTCCAGAACGAATCTGGTTCTACTATTGACTTGGCTCCTACTACCGTGAAGGTGGTTGTGGGTCGTATCGTCTAATAGTGTATAAACTGAAGGGGCTTCTCACAAGGAAGCTCTTTTGGTTTATCTAATACAGGTTAAAAGTATGGTAGCAGTTACATTTAAATATATTCAAACAGGCACTACAGTGACCTTTACGAATCAAGTCGATATTGACTCCATGAAGGGCCATCCTGAATACGTGCGAGTAGAGGACACTCCTGAAACTACCCCTCAAGTTACCCCTGAAGTCAAGAAGGCTGGTCGTCCAAAGAAGACTGAAGCAACTACAGCAGAGGTGCAGTAATGGATGACGTTTCAGCGCGTGAATTTGGTCGTCTAGAAGCTCAGGTAGAAGCTCTTCAAACTGAAGTACATACCCTCAGCAAAGATGTTAAATGTCTTCTAGAGCTTGCTAACAAGTCTAAAGGTGGTTTCTGGATGGGTATGACCATTGCCTCATTCATCGGTGGTGGTATCACATTCTTCATGGACAGAGTATTTAAATAAGGACACATATAAAATGACTGTAACTACACTTCTCAACGCTGTTAGCGCCTCAGGTGCTTCTCTCTCGGTAGGCACTGATAGCGATAAGCCTGCTTTCATGCAAATCTCTGGTCTTACAGTCGGTACTGTGGCTGCTCAAGGCAGCGTAGACAATACTAACTGGGCGACTATCGGTACTGCTCTAACTGCTAACGGTATTATCACGATTGATAGTCCACCTCCTTTCATTCGAGCTAACGTGACTGCCTATACATCAGGCACTATTACAGTGAAAGTGAGTGTTTAATATGGCTACCACAAAGAAACAAACAAAGAAGATCGGTAAGGTCATGGGCGAGTACAAAGAAGGTACTCTGCATAGCGGTAAAGGTGGTCCTGTCGTTAAAGACAAGAAACAAGCCATCGCTATCGCCATGAGTGAAGCTAAGATGCCCATGCGTGGTCAACGTACAGCTAAGAACAAAGCTAAGAAGAGTAAGTAATAATGGCGTTACCTACCTTCCTTTCCTTGGTAAATGACGTTCTAGGTCGCCTTCGTGAGCCTACTGTAACGTCTGTCAATGAGAATACAATGAGTGTTCTCGTAGGTAAATTCGTTAATGATGCTAAGCGTGAGATCGCTGATGCCTACGATTGGGATGCTTTTAACACCTCAGTTACAGTGTCTACAGCAGCTAGTCAATACACTGGTTATAGTTTAACTGGTGCAGGTACTCGCTTTAAAGTTGTTAACGTAATTGACATCACTAAATATGGTCAACTGTTCCCAACCACTGTTGATGCTATTGAGCGCCGTGTATTCAGTACAAGTTCCCCTCAAAGTGCTGATCCTAGTGAATATGCCTTTAAAGGTGTAGATACTAACGGTGATAGTCAATTCATGTTGTGGCCTATTCCAGTAGGTGTCAATAGTATCCGTTTTAGCTTGATTGTTCCAGAAGAAGATTTAGTTAATGATGGAGACACAACTAAGCTCCCTAAAGAACCTATCGTGTTGATCGCTAAAGCTTTGGCTTTGATTGAACGAGGTGAAGACGGTGGTTTAAATAGTTCAGAAGCTTACGCAGTGGGTAAAAAGTCTTTAGCTGATGCTATCGCTATTGAGCTTGCTCGCTCCCCTGAAAATGATGCTTGGATTCCAGCGTAATGTCCCAACAAATACAAACTTATGGTATAAACGCCCCGGGTTTTATGGGGCTAAATACGCAAGAGAGTAGTCTTGATTTATCTCAAGGGTGGGCGCTCACAGCCACCAACTGCATTATTGACCAATATGGTCGCGTAGGTGCTCGTAAGGGCTGGCAACCAGTTAATAGCTCTTCAGGCTCTTTGAGCACTTCAACAGTTAAAGCTATCGGTGAACTGATTACAGTAGACGGTACTAGCTACACTATCTGTGCAGGTAACAATAAACTGTTTAAACTAGTAGGTTCTACTCTCACTGAGCTTACCTACGGTGGTGGCGGCACAGCTCCTACAATCACAGCTGATAATTGGCAGATGGCTTCCCTCGGTGGAGGCCTTTACCTGTTCCAAGAAGGCTACGCCCCTCTTGAGTTCAACCCTACTACCTCCACGACACAGTATCGACGCATCTCTGAGATGTCTGGCTACGCTGGTACAGTCCAACAATCTAACGCTGTTATCAGCGCTTATGGTCGTCTTTGGAACGTAGGTACAACTACAGATAAAGTAACTATCCAATGGTGCGATACTTCTCAGCCTTACGATTGGGCTACAGGTCTTTCTGGTACTCTAGACACCACTACTGTGTGGCCTAAAGGTGGAGACTCCGTAGTTGCCTTAGGTGCTCACAACGGCTTCCTGTTTGTCTTCGGTAAGAACAACATCCTGATTTATCAAGGTGCTACTGACCCTTCAGCTTCTACGTTTGCTTTACAAGACGTTATCACAGGTATCGGGTGTATCGCTAGAGATAGTATTGCTAACACTGGTTCAGACATCATCTTCTTGTCTCAAACAGGTGTCCGTAGTCTCCAACGTACTATTCAAGAAAAATCAGCTCCATTGCGTGAGTTGAGCAAGAATGTGCGTAATGACTTGCTGTCTTACCTTGGCGCTGAAACATTAGCTAATATTAAAGCAGTACATTCCCCTGTTGATGCTTTCTACCTGTTGTCTTTGCCTTACGCTAAACAAGTGTACTGTTTTGACACTAAAGCTTCTTTGCAAGACGGTGCAGCAAGGGTAACAGTATGGGACTCTCTTGAGCCTAGCAGCTTCTGTGCTAAACAAGACGGTACTCTCTTGCTTGGCAAAGCTGGCTATGTAGGATCATACACAGGTTATCTCGATAATGCCTCTACTTACCAGATGCAGTATCACACTAACCACACTGACTTTGGTGCTCCATCGGTAACTTCAATCCTGAAGTCTTTGTTGGCTACAGTCATTGGCGGTAATGGACAAGCCTTGACAATGAAGTGGGCTTACGACTTTACAGGTAACTTTTACTCTCAAAACGTAAATATTCCTAGTAATACTATTGCTTACTACGGTGAGAGCGAATATAATTACGGTTTTGATTACTCCAGTGGTCAGGCTCTATCAGTGTTGAAAGCTTACCCTACAGGGTCAGGTAAAGTAGTACAAATAGGCTTTGAAGCTTATATTAACGGTTCACCTTTGAGCATTCAAAAGGTAGAGATTCTAGCTAAGAACGGAAAGATTTTATCATCATGAGTAATTACACAAAAAGCGTTAACTTCGCAGCTAAGGATAGTCTGTCACATGGCAACTCAGCTAAGATTGTACGTGGCACTGAGATCAACACTGAATTTGACGCTATTGCCACAGCTATCGCCTCCAAAGCTGATGGTGACTTCACTAACTTCTCCTTTGTGGAGACAGCAGGTGTCTTGTACATCCAGTCTAGCGGCACTAGCGTAGCCTCTATTGATGGCTCAGGTAACTTAACTGTTATCGGTAATGTCATCTCTAACGGCACAATTTAAAAGGAAATATTATCATGGGTTTGTTTCGATCGCTTACAGGCGCAGTAAAAGACATTTATTCAGATACCGTCGGAGCTGCAAAAGACGTATATTCAGACACAGTTGGAGCAGTAAAAGACGTTTATGCCAGCGATGTCGGCAAGTTCGCTCTTATTGCTGGGGCTATTTATCTTGGTCTTCCTCCTGAGCTGGCTTCTTCAGCCACAGAAGCTGAATTAGTGGCAGCGGGGGCAGAAACAGGTGTTGCAGCTTTGGGAGGCACAGAAGCCGCTGCCGCAGCTTACACAGGCGGTGGCTTGACAGCTGGCGGTACAGGTCTCGGTCTTGCAGGCGGCTCAGCAGCTAACTTGGCTGCTATGGGTGGAGGCACAGGGTTAACAGCCGCAGCCGCTGGTGGAGGTACTCTAGGCGCTCTAGGTATCGGTACAGGTACAGCGGCTACTTTAGGAGCTTTGGGCGGGACTTTAGGAACTACAGGATTAGCAGGTACAGGTAGTTTACTGGGTACGGGCGCAGCGACTGGTGGTGCTGGGTCTTTGGCATCCGGTTTAACTGCCGGTCAGACTGCTGGTCTCATCCAAGGTGGGTTAGGTCTCGCTGGCGGTCTCTTAGGTGGTAATACAGCTCAGAAAGCCCAACAACAACAAGCTGCACAGCAGGCTGCATTGGCTCGTGAAGCAGCTGCAATGGGTAAGTTCCAACCTGTAGGTACTACCACTCGTTTCGGTACTTCTAGCTTTACTACAGATCCTGTCACAGGTGCTATCACACCTTCGTACACAGCCTCTGCTGAAGCTCAAGCTTATCAGAGTAAATTAGGCGCTCTGGGTACACAAGGATTGCAAGCTGGTCAATCATTGATGAACTTAGGTCAGCAGTACATAGGTGAGTCTCCTGATGCTGTGCGTCAACGCTACATCGACCAACAGAATGCTTTGTTAGCTCCCGGTAATGAGCAAGCTTTGGCAGGCATCCGTAATAACTTGTATCAGACAGGTCGTGCAGGTCTTGCTACAGGCGCTACTACAGCTGGCGGCTTGGCTGCTACTAACCCTGAAATGGCTGCTTACTACAATTCACTTGCTAATCAGCAACGTCAGATCGCAGCAGGTGCAGACACAGCATCTCAGAACCAAGTTACCTTTGGTCAAGGTTTGCTTAATGCGGCTTCTACTCCGTTCACCAATGTCTTTGGTGCTCAGAAGAATGTTGAAGCAGCTGCAACGACACCTTTGGAACTGTCTACTAACTTTGCTAATCTGGCCTCTACAGCGGGTGCTCGTCAAGGCTCAAATTACGCTAACTTGATGGCTCCTAGTATTAACAACCAAGCTGCCGCTAATAGCTATAATCCTTGGGCAACAGCGTTGCAAGGCGCTGCATCTAATCCTTTGGTGGGTCAAGGCCTGATGAACGTCTTCGCTTAATTGTAAACAACGAGAATAAGGTATAAATAAAATGGCTACAGATAGCGTAATGGGTCTCTTCACAGATCCTAACCAGTTAATGCAACAGCAGTCAGCTGCTACGGATGCGCGTGCTGCTCAGTTTGCTCGTATGTCTCCCATGGAGCAAGCTCAGTATGGCATCTACGGCGGTGCTAACCGAGTTGCTGGAGGCTTGGCTGGGTTGATGGGTGCTCAAGACCCTCAGATGCAGCTTCAGTCTATGCGTCAACAGGTTTTGAAAGGTCTTGACCCAAACGATCCTGCCTCTATTACTAAAGCAGCCCAAGCACTAGCTCAAGCAGGCGACCAACAAGGTGCTATGCAGCTAGCTCAACGTGGGCTGGAGGTCCGTAACATTGAATCTCAGATCTCAGGACGCACTGAAGAAAAGCAAGCTCAACGTGAAATGCAAATGCAAATGGCTCGTGAGAAGATCCAAGCGCAGATTGAGATTGCTAAAGAGCGTGGTGCTACTCAACTTCAAATTGCACAGATGATGCAAGATGGTCGTACCCAGATGGCTCAGTTAGCTGCTTCTATGAAAGGTGATAAGGCTCAAGTGGCAGACGATAAAGCTGCTACCCGTATTGGTCAGAATACAGTATTTGATAACCTCATTACTGAAGGCACAGGCTTAGTGTCTGAAATTGATAAAAATAAAGATGCTTTCTCTTTGTCAGGACGAGGCACAGCTGCGTTCCAGTCAATCTTCAACCCTGAAGCCCCTGAAGTTAAGGTCAAATCTGATGTTGATTCCTACCTAAACAAAGCACGTAATGCTTATCTGCTTGCTGCTAAAGGTACTCAGACAGAAGGTGATGCACAACGAGCATGGTCTGAATTTGCAGGCTCTCTTGACTTCTCTAGTGCCGCTGGTGCTAAACGCTCTGTCGAACGTATTACTAAAGAGCTTGGAACACAAAAGAAAGCTAACGAAGCTTACTTGTCTAGTCGTGGTGTTCGTCAAGAAGCTCAGCCAACTAAGACCAAGAAATGGAGCGATCTGTAATGGATATTGAACTCCCTAACGGAACAGTTATTCAAGGTATTCCTGAAGGAACGTCTAAACAAGACATCATGTCTAAAGCTATCAGCGCTGGCTTAGCTACTGCCGCTGACTTTGGACAACCTACAGGTGAAATGCAACGAGGCCGTCCTACGATGGCTAATGACCCTCGTATTATTCAAGATACAGAGTCTCGTCCATCAAATGAAAACTTTTTAGACAAGGCTGGTCGTTTTTTATCTACTCCTGCTGGTATTGTTACTCCTGAGCAATTAGGAGGATCTGTAGCAGGTCGAGCTGTACAAGGTGTTTTAGATCCTTTGTTGGGCATTGGTCAACTTGCTTCTAAAGCTCTGGGTAACGATACTGTGTCTCAACGGATGCAGCAGAATGAATTGCGCTATCAACAGGCACGTAAAGAGTCTGGTGCTGAAGGCATTGACTTGGCTCGTTTGGCTGGTAACGTAGCTAGTCCTGTGAACTATGTTGCCCCTACAGCTGGTGTTGGCTCCCTTGCTCGTTCAGCAGCCACAGGCGCTGGTTTAGCCGCTACTCAGCCCGTGTATGGGACTGATTACTGGTCTGAAAAAGGAGTCCAAGCATCCGTAGGCGCTGTGTTAGGCCCTCTGGCTGAATATGGTGTCAAACTTTCAGGCAAAGCGTTGGATACAATGATAGGCCTGACTGAGTCAGGTAAGATGCAGTATCTTCAAGATTTGCTCAATAAAACAGCAGGCGCTGAGCGTGACAATGTAGTTAAAGCTCTTTCAACTGTTAAACCTATTGTCCCCGGTAGTCGTCCTACAGCTGCTGAAGCTTTGGCAGACATTCCTGAAGCCGCTGGTATTGCAGCCTTACAAAAGGAAGTAGGTAAAAGCGGAACAAGCGGCACTATGATGCTCCGTAGAGAAGCAGAAAACGAAGCAGCTCGTCAAGCTCAGTTGGCAGGTGTTGCAGGCACTGAAGATGAACGTACAGCTTTGTCTACAGCTCGTGGTGAATTGTTCGGTAAATACGCTCAACCTGCTTTGGACGCTAACGACATGGTTCGAGCTTCCTATCAAAATATTGAAAAAGCTTCAATGGGTAAACTGTCCCAGTTGATCGGCTCAGCTGAGGAGTTGCAGCATGGTCAAGGACG